GCTGAAGGTAAGTTAGATAACAATCCTAAGTTTAAAAATGCAGTAGAAGGCTCACCGGCTAAACTGGCTCCAGTCGTAGCGGCTGTAGGTAAAAAACTATTAGTAGGCGCAGCTAAAAAAATGATAGCTAAGAAAGCAGCTGAGAAATTACAGCAAAAGCAAGGTTCTCCAGCTATGATGAAGGATAATCCTAAAAAGAAAGGTCCTAAAAAAGTAGCTTTAGAAAAGAGAGCTATTGCAGATGCAGATTTAAAAGGAGTTTTAAAAAGAAATAAAACACCTAAAAACTACGATTATCCTACGGGATTAAAAGGAGAGTTTTATCCTAAAACAGAATCTAAAAAAATAAAAAAATACCCTAGTGGTGTAAAGGGAGACAAGTATAAAGCTTCTCCAGCAAAAGTAAAAGATGCTCCTGGTAAAGGCAAGAAATACAAAGACAAGTACAAGAAAGGAGAAATAAAGCACGAAAGTATAACTTACGATCCAGTTAAAAAGACAACCACTAGAATTTTCTCTGACGCTGACGTTAAAAAGTATGGAATTAAAAAGAAAGTAGTTGCTAAAGCTAAGGAAAAAACTCCAGCTAAAAAAGCAAGCTGCTCGTCTCCAGTTAAAATAGATTTAGATGTTTCAAAACGTAAGCCTAAAAACGTAAGGGCAGCTAATAGACTAGCTAAGCGTAACAGAGGTGCAGCAAGACAGAGAGCAAGAGCTTGTAGAAAAAGATAATAATTATGAGCAATAAAAAGAAATTTAAAGACACAAAAGTCGGTAAGTTTCTATCTCAAAAAGGACCTAGTATAGTAGAAGCAGTAGGTGATGTCCTACCTGATGCTGGTGTACTAGGTTTAGTTAAAAAGCTAATAGAAAAAGAAGATCCAGTAGTTTTACCACCTCAAGATAAAGAGACTGCGCTAAAGCTACTAGAACAAGATATGGTAGAAATGCAAGAAGTATCTAAGCGTTGGGTTAGTGATATGCAATCAGATTCGTGGTTGTCTAAAAACACTAGACCGATGACTTTGATATTTCTAACTATATCTATGATAATATTAATACTTCTAGATAGCTTTGAAATAAACTTCTCAGTGGATAAAGGCTGGGTTGATCTTTTAAAATCTCTTCTTATAACCGTATACGTTGCTTATTTCGGTTCTAGAGGAGCAGAAAAATATAAAGCAATAAGTAAGAATGGCTAGAATAAATACGTACTCTACAGATACTACTGTACAGAATAATGATAAATTGCTGGGTTCCAACGCAGATGGAACTACAAGAAACTTTAGTGTTGAGGATATAAGTGCGTTTCAAGCCAATACAAATTCAGCAGCCATTATAGGTCAGCTACCTTACATATACCACAATAATAGCTTTGGTGGTAATTCATCTAGACAAGCAGGGTCTATAACTATAAATACTACTGATACTACAACTGCTTTTAGTAGTGTAACTACTTTAAAGTTTAGTAAAACACCTAACGGTTACACAAGTGATGTAGTAGCTGTATTAACTGCATTCTTAAATAAAGACATCATAGTATCTTCAAATGATGATCCAAATAATTTCGCAACATATAAATGTACTGCTGTAACGCAAGACTCGTCTGAAACTGATTTCTATGACTTGAGTTTAACCTATATAGCCGGTAATGGTAATTTAGAAGTAGGAAAGTTTTATTCTACGTCTAGAGACATAAGCACTAGCGAAAACACAACATACGATATTAGTATACCTAGCGGAACTACTTCGCTTAGATTAACAGGTAGTGATGCTAGCGCTGACGATATAGTTATATCTGGCAGTGGTGGTGTTACAGTTAGTAGAACTAGTGCTAACATATTAGATATATCTTCTACACCTGAACAATATAATGGTACTGTAACTTCTGTAAGCGGCGCTGGGACTGTCAGTGGATTAACATTATCAGGAACGGTAACATCTAGCGGATCTTTAACATTAGGTGGATCATTGGTATTAACGTCTAGCCAAATAACAACTGGCTTAGGCTTTACTCCTTATAACGCAACAAACCCTAATGGGTATACATCTTTTGCTGAACCGGGTATATTTTCCGGTAGTGGCTCGCCTACATTAGCTTCTGGTGTGACTGCAGCAGAAATAAGAAATTTAATAGGAGCTGGAACTTCAAGCTTAGTTTTAGGAACTTCATCTTCGACAGCTTTAGCAGGAGACACTGTAACCATATCTGGTTCTCAAGCTTCAGCTATATCGGCTAACACTTTGAAAGTATCAGACACGGGAGTGCCTGCAATACTATCTGACGGAAGCTCACCTTCATTAAATACTGGAATTACAGCAGCCGAAGTAAGAACATTAATCGGTGCTGGTACATCGAACACTACAGGTACTGTAACTGGAACAGGTACTACAAACTATTTATCTAAGTTCACTGGCTCTAGCGCTATAGGTGATAGCATTGTTTTTGACAATGGAACTAACGTTGGTGTAGGAACGGCTAGCCCTAGTGAAAAGTTAGATATAGCAGGTAGTATAGTAGTAAACACAGGACAATCATTAAAGTGGGGATCAGGAGCAACTAGAATAAGAGGAATTGACGGGTCATATATTTCATTATATCCAAACAATTCAGAAAAAGTAAGATTTTTATCCAACGGTAACGTTCTTATAGGTACTACTACAGACAACGGAGACAAACTAACTGTTGCTGGTGCAATATCCACAACACACACTGGGTATACAACAGATGCTTTTAAAGTAACACATAACTCTAATGATGTGTTATTAAGTTTATATAGAAGAGCAGACCAAAGTACTCCACAGGCTTTAATAAGAACCGGGGGTGTTTCATATTTTAACGGAGGCAATGTCGGTATTGGAACCACTAGTCCTGGAGCTAAACTAGATGTTCAAGGAACAATCCTTGTAAACAATGAAATCCAGTTTGTTGATTCTAACATGCGTATTTATCGAAGTTCTAACGATATGCGTTTGCGAACCGGAGGTAGTGACAAAATAACTATTAAAGCTGGTGGTAACGTAGGTATTGGAACTACTAGTCCCGCTCAAAAGCTACATATAAGCGGAAATTTATTATTAGAAAACAATAATGAAATAAGACAAAAAGACTCAGGAGGAACTCAAAGAACTATTATAGAATTAGATTCTTCTAATGATCTAAATATTGGTGGTAGTTACTCAGGAGCGTTAAAGTTTATCGGTGGTGGGTCTTACGCTGAGGTAATGCGTATCCACGATAACGGCAACGTTGGTATAGGTACAGCTAGTCCTGGAAGAACTTTAGATGTAGCAGGTCGTGGCAGATTTATTGATTCAACCAGCACCGTGGATATTCTTAGTAACACGTACATACCACTTTTAATCACCAATACAGCCGGCTATGCTCACGCTAGGATAAACGGTTTTGAAGTAGGTGGAAACACTACAGCCACAAATGAAGGATATATAAAAACATCAGATAATTCAAGAAGATTAAATTTAGACGCAAATGGATGGAGATTTGTAAGTGCTAATACAGAGCTGATGAGGCTTAATCCTTCTGGTAACGTAGGTATTGGTACTACTAGTCCTGATGAAAAGCTTCACATTGGTGGTAATGCCAAAGCTTCAAACATTTACATAGCTGATAGTATAATACATACGGGAGATGTCGATACTAAAATAGATTTTTCAACCAACAGCATAGGCTTCGATACTGCCGGCTCTGAAAGAATGAATATCTCTTCAACAGGAAAAGTATCTATAAATGGAACCGAAGATGAACTTCTTGCTCTTAATGTTACAGATAATGGACCAGTTTATATGTCGTTTGAGAGAAGCAACTACAGAAAAGCTTACGTTGGATTTGGATCACCAGGCGAAAACTTTAGTATTGCAAATGAAGTAGGAACTGGAGGTATTACTATTTCAACCGGTGGAGGAGAGAAAATGCGTATTAAAAGTGACGGTAATGTAGGTATAGGTACAACGAGTCCAGCAGAAAAATTACACGTTTCCGCAGACGTCAGGGTGGACGGTAGTGGTGGTGTTGCAGTTAAAAAAATTAGATCTAGTTACTTTTCAAGCTCTCAAAATCTAGACTTAGAAGCTGGGTCTTCAGCAGATATAATATTGACTTCAAGTAAAGTTGGTATTGGAACTACTAGTCCATTATCAAAGCTGCAGGTAGTAGGAACATCTACTTCAGGACTAATAAGATTAACTGACACTTCTGGAGTTGCAATAATAGCAAGCAGTAATGAAGCTGGCAGTGCTTGGGAAGATTTAGAGCTTAAAGCTGACAATATATTATTAACTCCTCAAGGCGGTAACGTTGGTATCGGAACAGCTAGTCCTCTAGCTAAAACACATATAAAAGGATCCAACTCAGGAGCAACCGCTGTAGCAAATGGTACTTTAATAATAGAACAAGGATCAGCACCATCAATCCAAATACTATCTGCTAATTCTCAAACTCAATCTATTAAATTTGGTGATCCGCAAGACGGAGATGCAGGTAGAATAACATACGCTCACCCCACAGATGATATGAAATTCTTCACCGGAGGAGGCGAAAGGATGGTTATTGATTCTTCCGGTAACTTAGGCATTGGAACTACTAGTCCTGGAGCTAAACTAGATATAGTAGGTAACGGAGCATCATCTGCAACAACAGCATTACTTGTAGAAAACTCTGCTACAACTGAATTATTTAGAGTTAGAGATGATGGTAGCGTATATGGAACAGGTGGAAGTGGTGTGGATACAAATGCTGCTTACGGTAAAGATGCTTTAATAAGTAACGCAGCAGGAACATTTAATACAGCCGTTGGTACAAATTCTTTACAAAACAACACAGCAAGCTATAACACTGCACTTGGAGCTTATGCTCTAAATACTAACACTACAGGTGCAAATAACGTAGCAGTAGGTATTAATTCTTTAAGACTTAATACAATAGGTGGATCTAATACAGCTGTAGGTAGAGAGGCTTCGTATGATAACACAACAGGAGGATCTAATACGTCTATTGGTTATCAAGCTAGTATGAACAATGCTACAGGTTCAAATAACACTGCAGTTGGTAGAGACTCATTAAGAAGCAACACAGCATCAAGCAACACGGCGGTAGGTTACAGCGCAGCTAAAAATAATACGTCGGGTGTAAATTTAACAGCTTTAGGATCTAATGCACTAAAAGATAACACAACAGGTAATTCAAACATTGCTATTGGTTATTTTTCTTTAGAGAAAAACACAACAGGTGCAGATAATGTTTCGGTAGGTACAAGAGCTTTATTAAATAGTCTAACTGGTTCAAAAAATACAGCGATAGGTCATGACACGCTACGTAATACCACAGCGTCAGAAAATACAGCAGTTGGTTATCAGGCTTTGTATAATAATACGACAGCAGGTGGAAATACCGCTGTAGGTAATAAATCTTTAATAAATAATACTACAGGTTTTGCTAACGTTTCTATCGGTTCTTTATCTTCTACTTCATTAGTTTCAGGAAACTACAATACGGTACTAGGACAATCAGCTTATAGGTATGGTACAGGTAGCAATAACACAGCAATAGGTCAATCTTCTTTACAGAATACAACATCGTCACTTAGCACCGCTGTAGGTTATGAAGCAGGTAAAGATAATACAACAGGTAGTTCTATAACAGCGCTAGGTTCTTATGCGCTAGCTAATAATACTACGGGTAACTACAGCGTAGGCTTAGGTGCTGCTGCAATGTTTGAAAATACTACGGGTGCTCAAAACGTGGCTATAGGTTGGCAATCTTCCTATGCTAACACCACTGGTAGCAACAATACTGGTGTTGGGCATGGTTCATTAAGGTTTAATACAGGGAGTAACCATGTAGCTTTAGGTTATCAAGCTAGTTACAACAATACCACAGCAAGTGATAATGTTTCTATAGGATATAGAGCGTTATTTGCAAATTCTACAGGTTCGTATAACGTAGCAGTAGGTAGAGAAGCATTAAACAGCAACACAGCATCAAATAATACTGCGGTGGGGTATAATGCAGCTAAAAATAATACAACTGCATCTATAACAGCGTTTGGTAAAGAGTCAGGGTTAAGTAACACTACGGGAACAGGCAATACCTTCATAGGTGATAGGTCAGGTAGATCAAATACGACTGGCGCATTTAACGTTGTCGTTGGTGCTTTAGCTTTATACTCTAACCAAACAGGTTCGTATAATGTAGCTGTTGGTAGGGATTCATTACAAAACAACACAGCATCAAACAACACAGCATTAGGTTATTTGTCGTTAAACGCAAACACTACAGGTACGCACAATGTTGCGGTGGGTTTTAGTGCGTTAGATGCCAATACAACAGCATCAAATAATACTGCAATAGGTACTTATTCATTAACCACAAATACTACAGGCACAAATAATACGGCGGTTGGTGAAGATTCATTATTTTATAATAGCACAGGTAGTAGTAATACAGCGGTTGGTGGTGGTTCATTAAGAAACAACACAGCAGCTAACAATACAGCAGTAGGACACACAGCGGCATACAATAATACAACAGGAACTTCCAACTCTGCATTTGGACAATCTGCTTTATATACAAACCAAACAGGAACAAGAAATAATGCTTTTGGTAATGGTGCGTTAAGATACTTAAATGGTGGTTTAGGAAACGAAGGTTTTGGAAATGAAACATTTAGGTCAACAACAACAGGTGGTTATAATGTTGGTGTGGGTGATTACGCAGGATATTATAATACTACAGGTAGCGGTAACATAGGCATTGGTTATAGAGCAACATTTGCAAATACAGCAGGTGATTATAATGTTGCGATGGGTCATCAAGCACTATATAATAATACGGCTTCATTCAATACAGCGGTAGGTAAGCAAGCATTGTACAATAATACATCAGGTATTAGAAACACGGCTATAGGTGAGAATGCAGGACTAAGTAACACAACAGGTGGTCATAATGTATTTCTAGGTAGTGACGCAGGTAGAGGAAGAACGACAGGAGGGGTCAATGTTGCAATAGGTCCTTTATCACTATACGCGACAGGAGGAACATCAAGTAGTAATATAGCTATTGGTTATTATTGTGGGTTTAGAAACACGACAGGTGGTCAAAACGTAGCTATTGGAGTATCAACAATGCAAGATAATACCACAGGTCAAGATAATTTAGTTTTAGGGCATGCTGCAGGAGGAACAGGCGTAGGAAGTCACGGAAACAGTAATGTTGCGTTAGGATATGCAGCAAAAACAGGCAACTTTAATTCAAGCGTTATCTTGGGTAGAGCAGCCACAGCAACAGCAAATAATCAATTTGTAGTAGGTTCATCATCTCACAACGCAGGTGCAGTAACAACAGAGACTATAACAGCAGATAAAACTTGGACAGTAAAGATTAACGGTGTTGACTATAAAATACCAATAGTCGCAGCATAAAATAAATAAAACAAAAATGAAAAATTACACTTGGACAGCTACTGATTTATACGCAGTAGACACAGACACACAAACAAGCTATGTAGTAGATGTAGTCTACGAAGTAGTTGGAACAGAGACTAACGATGGAACGGATTATGAATCATCGCTAAGCAACACTGCTACGTTTGAAATCAAAGAAGATGGAGAAAGTGGCGAGTTTGTATCTTTTGCAGATCTTACAAACGAAGTCGTTATTGGTTGGGTGAAAGAGCAGCTAGGCGAGCTTAACGTATCTAATCTTGAAGCATCTATAGCAGGTATGATTGATAGTCAAATAACTCCACCTGTGGCTCCAGCTAAAAAAGATTTACCTTGGTAAAAATATTAACTAATTAAATTAAATAAAATGGAAGAAAAAATACAAGTAATTGTAGCGGCTATAGATGTAGCTATATCTAAAGGATGTTACAATTTAAACGACACAGCTTCAATAATAGACGCACTCAGAGAAGTGTTCCCATCTAAAGAAGATAACAATAAAAAAGAACAAAAAAATGATTAATTACAATTGGAACTGTAAAACAGTAGACGTAAAACCAACAGACGGAGATTTAAGCAACGTAGTGTACAATGTGCATTGGATAGTTGAGGCTTCAAAAGGTGAAATTAGCGCAACATCTATAGGCACTAAGCGAGTAGAGGTAGATGAAGATGTAGACTTTGTAGACTTTGATGACTTAAAAAATGCAACAGTAGTTGGATGGGTTAAAGAGGCTATGGGCGAAGAAGAAGTGGAAGCTATAGAATCTGGTTTAGCTGCAGGTATTGCAGAAAAAGAAAACCCTACATCTGTAACTATGACCATAGAAGACTAATATTAGTAAAAAACGTGAAAATAGCGTAATAATATAGAAGTAACAAATTAAATTAAATCATGGACTTAAAAATTAAAGACGAACAATTAACAAAGCTACAAGCTTTAGTAAATCAAATTAGCCAAACGCAAATGGAGCTTGGCCAAGTTGAATCTAGAAAATTTGACTTAATAGCAGCTATACCTGCCTTTAGAAAAGACTTAGAGGTTTTTCAGAAAGAGCTTGAAGACGAGTACGGCAAAGTTACTATTAACGTACATGACGGAACAATCAAGCAAGAGGAAGATGGAGTTGATAAGAAAGATTAGTATAGGTAAAGATTATAAAAACGAAGCAATGCATTACTCCGTAGGTCAAGAGGTCTACGGAGGACATGTAATAGATTCAATACTTGAAGAAGACGAAAAGTATAGAATTTACATTACTAAAAATAATGAGGTTTTGCCATGGAAAGACTTTAACAAAAACATGGCTATTGCAGTTGAATATAATTTAGAATATTAATGCACGGTTGGGATAGTTTTATAGTGTCACCTATTAGATCAAGATACGACAACACTAAGAAAGTTGGAGATAAAGAGCTAATACTGAACACTGAGATATTTACTCATAAAAATGTAAGCAATAACGCTATAGTTGTTGGTTTGCCAAAAAATAAGAAAACTGATATACAAGTTGGTGATGAAGTTATCATACATCACAACGTATTCAGAAGATGGCATGACGTTAGAGGCAAAGAGCAGAACAGTAGGAGCTTCTTTAGTGAAGACAAGTACTTTGTTGGTGACGATCAGTTATACATATATAAACACAACGAAGAATGGAAATCATTAGATGACTATTGCTTCGTAAAACCTATAGCTAACGATGATATGTTTTCTTTAGAAAAAGAAAAACCATTAGTTGGTATAGTTAAATACTCTAATGATATTTTAAGAAGTAGAGGGATAGAGGTAGGAGATAAAATAGGGTTTATACCCAATAGCGAGTTTGAGTTTATTATAGATGGTGAGCGTGTTTATAGAGTAAGAACAAAAGTAATTACAATTAAATATGAATACGAAGGAGAAGAAAGAGAGTATAATCCAAGCTGGGTATAAAGCAGTTGAAGAGTTAATTAAGGTGGCGCAAGAAAAGATCATAACAAATACTGAAGATGATGTTTCTGCTGATAGACTTAAAAATGCTGCTGCTACAAAAAAGCTAGCCATATTCGACGCCTTTGAAATACTTACACGTATAGAAAATGAAAAGGCTGTGTTAGAGAACAAACCGGTTAAAGAAAAAGAAGCCGCGTTCAAAGGCTTCGCTGAAAGGAGGAGCAAATAATGTATCAGCAGAGTTTATATAGAATAGTTGACGATCACGTACCTATTAATTCAATAAAAAGATTAAACAAAGCTAAGCGTTGGGAGTATGGTTACAATAAAGAGCACGATATTGTAGTTATAAGTAAAACTGGCAAAATAGGTGAAATATACGAAATACAAAACCTAAAAATAGCTTTACCGCCAATAAATAACGCTCATAAGTTTAAAAGTGATAAATGGGAGGTGACTCCTTATCCTAAGGAACTCAATAGAGTGAAAACCATATTTGACTGGAAAGAGCTACCAAATGAATTTAAAAACGAATACATAGATTATATTGAAAGCGAATTTAAAAAAAGAGAAGAAGGTTTTTGGTTTTACAACAACGGTAAGCCTACTTACATTACTGGTACTCACTATATGTACCTTCAATGGTCAAAGATTGATGTCGGTAACCCAGACTTTAGGGAAGCCAATAGATTGTTCTATATATTCTGGGAAGCATGCAAGGCAGACAAGAGGTCTTATGGAATGTGCTATCTTAAAAATCGTCGATCAGGATTCTCATTTATGGCGTCAGGAGAAACTGTTAATCAAGCAACTATTAGTTCAGATGCACGATTCGGAATATTGTCCAAATCTGGACCAGACGCCAAGAAAATGTTCACAGATAAAGTTGTACCAATATCAGTCAATTATCCATTCTTTTTTAAACCAATACAGGACGGGATGGACCGACCAAAGACCGAGCTTGCGTACAGAGTCCCCGCTTCTAAACTTACAAGACGGAACATTACTAGCACCGACAAACCTGAGGAACTCGATGGACTGGATACAACCATAGATTGGAAGAACACTGGCGACAACAGTTATGATGGTGAAAAATTAAGACTGTTAGTACATGATGAAAGTGGTAAGTGGGACAAACCAAACAATATACTTAATAACTGGCGAGTTACAAAGACTTGCCTTAGATTAGGTAGTAGAGTTATCGGTAAATGTATGATGGGTTCAACTAGCAACGCGCTAGACAAAGGTGGTAATGAATTTAAAAAACTTTATTATGATTCAGATGTTACAAAACGAAACAGGAATGGACAGACAAATTCGGGCCTCTATTCTTTGTTCGTTCCTATGGAATGGAACTACGAAGGATTCATTGATTCTTATGGAATACCTGTGTTCGAAACACCTGAACAAGAGGTTCTTGACCCACAAGGAGATTTAATAGACGTTGGTGTATTAAGTCACTGGCAAAATGAAGCAGAGGGTTTAAAGTCAGATCAAGACGCTTTAAACGAATTCTATAGACAGTTTCCTAGAACTGAAGAACACGCTTTCAGAGACGAAACTAAAAACAGTATATTTAACTTAACCAAAATATATGAGCAAATAGACTACAACGAAGAGACTGTTGATTTAAACGTTGGTAACTTTCAGT